CGCTCCCCCGCCCAGGACACAGTTCACGGACATCGAGGACGATGAGGACGACGGCGAGCTGCCGTTCTAAGGAGGGCCGTGTATGGCTTCACGAGATAAGGAGCGGTACTACTGGCTCAAGCTCGATAAGGGTTTTTTCAAGCGCCACGACATCACGATCATCGAGGATATGCCGAACGGCAAGGACTATGTTCTGTTCCTCCTGAAGCTGATGCTCGAGAGCGTTGACCACGAGGGAACGCTCAGGTTCTCAGATACGATCCCGTACAACGAGGCCATGCTGGCCAGCGTTACGCGGACGAACGTCGATGTGGTCCGATCGGCTATGAAGATCTTCATCGAGCTCGGAATCGTTGAGATTTTCGACGATAAAACTCTGTATCTGCACGAGGTGGCAAAGCTGCTGGACAGTGAGACTTATGCCGCCCGTAGAAAGCGGGAACAGCGAGAGGATTCGACAGCGGGGGACATTGTCCCCCAGTTGTCCCCCGCTTGTCCCCAAGAGAAAGAGATAGAGAAAGATATAGATACAGAGAAAGAAAAGAAAGAAACAAAGAAAGCGGCAAAGGCTGACGCCTTTGCGGAGCTCGCGGGCGATGACGCCGACCTGCTGGAAGCTCTGCGGGATTTTGAGAAGATGCGCACCAAGATCAAACATCCGCTCTCGGACAGGGCGAAGGCCCTATTGGTGACCAAACTCAAGACCTTCCCGATGCACGAATGGATTCCGATCCTCGAACAGAGCATCTTCCACAGCTGGCAGGGAATCTTCCCCTTGGAAAAGGATTCGCCCAGAAGCACCAACAAGACCGCCGAGTCGCTGCAGGACAGCTACCGGATGATGAGGGAGTGGGCCAGTGAAGAAAGCTGAATTCGCGGTCTGGGCGATGGCGCTCAAGACCTATTTCCCCCGGGACAACCTGCTCCCATCCAACGAGGCAATGGAGCTCTGGTACCAGGAGCTGCAGGACATCCCGCAGAACGTGGCCATGGCCATGCTCCGTAAGTGGGTGGATACGCAGAAATGGCCGCCGACGATCTCGGAGATCCGGACCATGTGCAAGGAGATCTCCGAGGGCGAGCTCCCGCAGTGGGCCGATGCATGGCAGGAAGTGGTACGGGCCATAGGCCGATACGGGTACATGTCCGAGGAGGAAGCCCTCGACTCTATGTCGCCGGCCACGCAGGACGCCGTGCTGAAAATCGGCTGGCGAGCGATCTGCATGAGCGAGAACCCCGACATCATCCGGGCGCAGTTCCGACAGGTCTTCGAGATCTGCCTGAAACGGAAGATCGAGGACCGGCAGCTTACCCCCGCACTGAAGGCGACCATCGCGCAGATCGCCGACAGCCACAATCTGATGCTCGAAGAAAGGAATGAACATGAAACGCAATAAATCCATTTTCGTCTCGGCGCTGATCTTCGCCATGCTGGTCATCATCGACCTTTGCATGTACTGGCTTCTGTTCGTGGGCTTCGTGATCCTCACCATCATCATGGCGTCCTATGGGATCGTCCGCGGATTCATCGACTTCGAGGCGTGGCTCAGCAAGGAAGAGCCGCTTACCCCCGACAATCTCCTGCAGCCGAAGCCGCAGATCTTCGATTGGGCCGCTGCTGAGGAATACGATCCGGACGCCAAAGAAGAGGACGCCGAACCTGAGGCGGAGCCAGAGAAGGAAGAAGAAGTGCCGGCAAAGCCCGCGTCCGTCGAGGAGATCATCAATGAGTACAACCTCGCCAGCGGAGCCGGCATGCGAATCCTGAAGAATGACTGACCCGCGCCGGCAGCTGCAGGGCCTGAAGAACCGGGCGCACGGAAAACAGTTCGAAGACCGCATAGATACCGCATTCGAATATTACAGGCTCCGGGGCTTCGCCTCGGTGGAAAAAACCCCGGAGCCGATGCGGATCATCGAGCGGCTGAGTGGTGGAAAGTTCATCGCCTGTTTTCTCAAGAAGGCCCAGCCAGATTACAAAGGCGTTATCAAGGGCGGGCGCGAGGTCATGTTCGAGGCCAAATACACCGACACTGACCGTATCGACCAGAGCCGCGTCAGCTCAGAGCAGAGCGCCACCATGAACGAACACCAGCGCCTGGGCGCACGGTGCTATGTCCTCGCCGGTTACTCCACCGGCGCCGTCTACCGAATCCCGTGGGATGTGTGGCGGGATATGAAAACCGCCTTCGGCCGGAAATATGTGACCGAGGCGGACCTGAAAGAATATCGGCTGCAGGCAGCTCCGAACGGAGTGCTCGACCTGCTGAAATGAAAAGAAAGGATATGAACAAATGAGCGAGATTTCAAAATTCCAAGAGTACACAAAGAAGCTTCAGGGTATCTGCGACGAGAACAACCTCGTCTACCGGTTCATCAAGGACGGGTACCCTGTGCGCCTCATCATCGCGCCGTCGAGCGGGGTGTCCGAACAGCTCTCGCTGCTGGCAGAGGAACACGGACACATGAGTCCCGATGCCAAGCTGATGTTCTCGTATCTCAACGGCGAGATCAGCTACCGCACGATCAACGACTTCACCATTTCCGAGGCCCTGTTCAACAAGCTCAAGAACCTGTTCAAGAACATGTCCCTCTATTGGCACATGTTCTTTTTCCGTGAGCTCGTATCCCGGGGAATCACCAAGGGCGACATGCCTGTGATCGACGAAGGCGCCGAGAACGGCGGCGACGATCTTCCTCCCGAGGCAGAGCCGCTGGAAGAGGACGAGGACGATGCCGATGACGGCGTTTCTGAGGTCGATGAGGAGCTCATTACAAAGGCCATATCTGTCGTTCGGATGGAAAACAAAGCGTCTGTGAGCCTGTTGCAACGGCGTCTGTCGATCGGATATTCCCTCGCCTCGCGTCTTATGGACACGCTGGAGGAGCGCGACGTGGTCGGTCCGTACAACGGCGGACAGCCCCGTGAAGTGCTCCCCGCCGACGAGCCGGAGGACTAAGCCATGGCGGAGATCGTATTTATCCCCATCGACCACCTGCACCCGCATCCGGACAATCCCCGCAAGGATCTCGGAGATCTCACCGAGCTGGCCGAGAGCATCAAGGCGAAAGGCATTCTGCAGAACCTGACGGTCGTCCCCGTGGTCAACGTCGACCCGGACGCCACGATCAAGATGGGTGACGACCACTATTTCATCCTGATCGGACACAGGCGCATGGCCGCTGCGAAGCTGGCCGGGCTGAAGCATCTCCCCTGCGTGGTGGTGGATATGGACATGGAAGACCAGATCGCCACGATGCTGGTCGAGAACATCCAGCGTTCAGATCTGACTGTATATGAGGAAGCCAAGGGCTTTCAGATGATGCTCGACCTCGGAAAGACCGTGGAGCAGGTCTCCGAGATGTCCGGATTCTCGACGTCCACCGTCCGGCGCCGCGTGAAGCTCGCCGCTCTGGACGAGAAGAAATTCAAGAAGGCCGTCGACCGGGGCGCTACCCTGTTCGACTTTGCCAAGCTGGACGATGTCGAGGATCCTGCCGACCGTGATGCCCTTCTGGACGTCATCGGCAAGCCCGACTTCAAGAACAATCTGGCCGGCGTCCTCAAAGCGCAGGAGAACCGGAAGCTCATAGCCTCATGGGTCGAACAGATATCCGGGTGGGCCGAGCAGATGGAAGATCTGAACTGGGAAGGAGCCTACAGGGTCGGCACCGTCGCCGGCGAGCCCGTCAAGGTGCAGTATGTCCGCAACTACACCGTTTACGGCGCAAGGAAAGATCTTACCGCCGAGCGTCCCGAAGATGCCGACACCGTCCGGTACCTGTTCCTCGCCTCAAGCAGCCAGGTCGACGTCTACCGGGAAATGGATCAGGCGTTCCTCGATGAAAAGGCCGCGAAGGAAGCGGAAGCCAATGAGCGCCGCGCTGCACACGACGCAAAGATGAAGCAGTTCGAGGAAATGACCGCACGGCACCGCAAGCTCCGCTTCGATTTCATCAGGGACTTCAATCAGTTCTCGAAAAAGAACGCGGACATGTGGGAGTTCATCATCGAAGCCATGGTCGAAGCCAAGAAGAACGGCGGCGGATACTACAACGTCACGCAGGCTATGCCCAAGCTGGCCGAGATCCTCGGCTTCGAATACAAGGAAGACACCCACGACCTCGCCTATCTCCCGTTCCTCGAAGCCAAGCGGAACAGGCCCGAGCAGACCGCTCTCCTGACGGCCATGTGGATCATGGACCACGGCAGCTTCTACACAAGCAAGTGGGACGCCGAGAGCCAGCGCTATCTGGTCGTGTTTCAGAACTGCGACGCTCTCGATAAGGTCTATCGTCTTCTCAGCTCGATGGGCTATCTGCAGAGTACCGAGGAGACGGAGCTGCGCAACGGCACCCATAAGCTGTTCGACAAAGTGAGGGAAGAATGATGCCGACGTGCAGAGCATGCGGGGCGAAGATCATCTTCATAAAAACCACTGCGGGTAAATCCATCCCATGCAATGCCGAGCCGGTTACTTACTGGGAAAAGCCGAAAGCGAAAGGCAAGGTCGTCACCCCGAACGGGATGGTGCTCAGCTGCGAGTTCGAGGGTGATCTTCAGAAGGCTACCGGTATCGGCTACGTCTCACACTTCGCCACCTGCCCCAAGGCGGGAGAATTCAGGAGGAAATAGATATGCCGAATCCTATGAGAAAGACCATCTGCGACTTCTGCGTCGCGGAATACAAAGCGCATTACAGCTTCACCAAGGTGGCCCCCATCAAGGGGGCCTACCAGGGGAAGGGCGTCAAGTGCGATCTGTGCGGCAAGCGGATTTATTCGGGAGCCGTTTACGACATGTTTGTGAAACGGAGGGCAGATAAATGAAAACAGCAATGATAATCGTCGGTAGCATGTCGTTGGTATTCATCGTAGTCGCCTGCTATGCGGCTTGTGTGGTCAGCAGCCGAGACGATGACTGGTGGGGGCGGGACTGATGGACGCACTGCTCGACATCGCAGCCAACGTAGCGATCGGCCTGATGGCCGCTGGTATATGGGCGATCATTTGTGTGATTCGCAATGCGTGGAGGAAGCGGAAATGACAATGACAAGGTTAGAAGAACTGCTCGTTTTTCTCGGGGCCTTTGTGGCATTGGTCATCGTCACCGCTATCCACATCAGAATTCGGATTATGGAGGAGGATGAAAATGTTTGATTTGCCGATCATGGTCCTTGTGGCCATCTGCGCCCTTATTGGCTGGTACCGCGACAAAAAGAGGCGCTCCGATGGATGAATACGAACTCGCCGATTGCCCGTTCTGCGGAGGCCCCGGGCAGATAAAGGACGAGCCCAAGCCCCACCGTCACGGCTGGGTCGGGTGTCCGATTTGTAAGATCTATAAGCAATGGTCGTTCTCACCGATAGAGGCGATCAAGAAATGGAACAGCCGGGTGCTGATATTCGTAGAGCCTGCGATGTATGACGTTGAGGAAATCCACGAGAACTGCACCGTTCAGATCTGGCGAAACAGCGAGACCGGCGAAGAAAGTGTGGGGTGGTTTGAAAATGATTGATAACATGTCTGCGGAACGATTCGAGGAGATTAGCCAAGCAGAAAAAGACGGACGTCTCGTCATCCTTCCCTGCAAAGTTGGAACGGCGGTCTATCGGTTGGACTTTAACCAGCACGACGGCGCATGGCTGGAGCCGCACTTCTTCCGGCTCCAAGACCTTGAAGCCATAGGAACATCAATCTTCCTCACAAGGGAGGAGGCCGAAGCGGAGATAAGGAGGTTGGAGCATGGCTGAGTTCCGAGAGGGTGAATACATCATCTATCAAAACGGAAATCGCTTCGAGATCGGCAAGATCAAACGCCTCACCGATGGCGGCGCCTTTGTGTGGTATTCCGAGGGCGAGACAGCGGCCAAAACGCCGTATGACCACATGCACAAAATCGAGAACGGGTACGCGATTCGCGTGACCTACCTCGGCGGGGCAGACGCCATTGAGGACCTTAATTCTGCAGACGGCGGCTATGCTGTCGGCTACCAACTTGGCTATGCGGTCGGGAAAACTGATGGTGCCGCTGGCGTATCAGATTCGCGGACATCTGAGGAATTTGACGCATGCCCGTTCTGCGGAGGGCGGGCGAGCTACTCTGTCATAAACGAAAGATGGTTCAACAACGGCGATACCTTAGCCTTTATCCAGTGTTTGCGCTGCCATGCAAGAAAAGAGATCCGGGCGAAGAACCCGGAAGCGGCCAGAGAAAAGGCTCGGATCTTCTGGAATGGGAGGACTGGAAATGGCTGAAAGACAGATTCCCTTTGAACTCCAGGATTACCGCTCGCGGACCTGGACCGATTACCAGCGAGCCTGCGAGATCATCACTCGGCAGATGTGCATATTCGAGTACGCCCACGACAGAGCTCCCGCGGCCATATATGCCACTAATGAACTGCTGTGCATCCTACAGCGCGGCCATATTCTTTTCACCAACGGTGGGAATGGAAAGCCCGACACCTTCCGAGGCGTTCCGATCCTCCCGTGCGCGGGATGCGGACAAGCCTTTCACTTTGCCGTCGAAGAGTTTTTCATCGACGGGCCAAAACCGATTTTGAAAAATGAGGAATCCGAATGAGTGTAATCATACGGGGCATGGATATGCCCGAAACATGCGGCGAGTGTCCGTGCCTGAGGATGGACAACCTCGAAGGCGTCACGGATTATCAGTGCAACGTGACCCTCAAGCTGTTCCGCGCGTCCGACGAATGGATCTACGACGAGCGCGACAGAGATTGTCCGCTGGCCGACACAAGCACATTGCTGAACGAAATGAAAGAGAGGTTGGAACAAGATGCGATTCGCTTTAGACCCGCAGGCGTTCGCTCCCGAAAGAGCGCATCCCGATGACGCCGGCATGGATTTGAAAAGCCCCGTTGATATCGTCGTACCCGCCAGGGACAGCGCGACCATCAACACCGGTGTACATGTGGAGATCCCGCACGGTTACGCAGGATTCCTCAAATCCAAGTCGGGACTGAACGTCAAACACAACATCACTTCAGAAGGAGTGATCGACGCCGGCTATACAGGCTCCATCGTCTGCAAGCTGTACAACCACGGGGATATTTCCTACCACATCCACCGGGGCGACAAGATCACCCAGCTCGTTATCCTCCCCGTCCTGCTCGGCGGCTACACCATCGTCGACGAGCTGCCTGACACCGAGCGCGGAGCAAAGGGCTTCGGCTCGACCGGGAGGTAAGCTCATGGCCGATTGGACAGATTGCGAGGGTAGTGTATAATGGCTAAGAACGATAAGCCTGTCATGCGCTGCGACCTCCATCACGACGAGCTCTGCGGAAGCGTCCTCAAATGCCGCGACTGCGGATGGTGGCCGGCAGAGATCGCGCGGAGGAAACAGCTCCCGCTCGTGCAGGGTCCGGACGGGCTGTATAGGAAGCACGTCGGAAAGAAAAGACCCGACGAGCCGGAATCCGACTGACGAGCTCACATGAGGAAGGGGGCGTGTAATGACACTGACGGAGCTTAACCTTCACCTTGACGCAGTTATGGAACTGGCCGAGGCGAGAGACAGTTTGCGCTCCATGCGAGAGTCTGTCATGCGAGCCCAGACATATGACGCAATGCCGCACGGGACGGGTGTGAGCGACAAGGTCGGAAAGCTGGCAATACTGATCGCCACGCAGGAGGACGAGGTCGCCCGGTTGGAACGGATCGTCGAGGCCGGCGAGAAAGATATCCAGGCATTCATCAACACCATCCCCGACATCCGAACTCGGACCATCTTCCGGCTGCGATTCCTCTGCGGGTACGCGTGGGGCGCCGTGGCCAATATAGGCGGCTGGTCTTCCGAAAACGCAGTGAAAGCCACCTGTTACCGCTATCTCGAAAGTACAGGCGATCTGTTTGACGCCTGACGGCCACTCTGAGCCGTTGCAACGGCCCGAATTCGCCGGTGAGCCCGTTAGCCCATATTCATATATCCCCGGAGCTTTAAAGCGGGCCACAGGGCCGTAAACGCAAAAAAGAAAGCCCCTGCCAAATCGGTGGAGTTACCGAAATGGCAGGGGCGTTTTCTGTGTTCAGTTATTCAGCGGGCTCGACTTCGGACTCAGATTCGGGCGGGTCAGGATCTTTGCGGAAGGTGTCATTAAACTCATTGACCGCCGCTTCGATCAGGGATATCAATTCATAGTCCCCGATGTCGATGCCGTACTCATCTTCGAGGATGTGCGAAGCCCGGGCGATAGCCTGTTCCAGTTTTTCACTGCCGTGGAGATCCTTGTAGATCTGTTCGACAGCCCGGACAACGGTTCGGACGACGGACTTCTTGACCTCGGTGTTGACGTACTTGTTGTACAGCTTCTTGACCCCCATGCCGATCATGGCGGCGATGGCGAGCAGGATCATCTGTACGATGTTCAGGATGTACCCGTTCATGATGTTGGCCATATAGTTCTCCTTTCTCACACCGCTGGTGTGAACAATGTGTTGATGAGGTTGCTTTCACTCACGCCCTGTTTCTGTGCGGCCTTCTTCAGTTCCGACCACGCGGAGGCTTTCAGCGTCAGACTCACCGTGACCGTGTCGGACACAGGCGCAGGCTCCGCAGAGCTTGACTCCTCGGACAGCTTCAGCACGTCCCCGACGTGGATGAGGTTGACGTTGGCAATGCCGTTGATACGGGCCAGCTCCACAACTGTCGTGCCGAATCTCGCGGCGATAGCCGTAAGCGTATCCCCGGACTGCACCACATAGGTGCCGCCCTTAACCGGCTCCTTTTCCGGAGAAGCAGGGGCGGAAGGCGTAGAACCGGAACCCTTCTCTATGTACCGCAGTACGCAGTCCCACGGGAAATTGTAGTAGCCCATGACGCGGATCTCTTTCCCGGTCTGATCTCCGCTCTTGCCTCCGGACACTCCGCCGAATTCATTCCCTCCAGCATTCACCAGTCTGCCGTTGCCGATATAAATCGCGGTGTGCGACTTCTCATTGAGAAGCACATCACCGCGGACAAGTCCGGCGCCGGTTGCCAGGTTGACCTGTGCGGTAACGTCCTTGAATCCGTTGGAGAGCATATTACCGCGCATGTTTCCGGTATAGGTGCATGTTAAAGGAACGCCGGCCTGTTGGTACGCCTTGATGGCCGAGCTCGAGCAGTCATAGTCGGGACCCCATCGGGAGCCTTGGTCGTACCCGTGGGAATCATCTGCGGCCAGCGCTTCGATCCATGCTGCCGCGCTTTCTGCCTTGCTCATGTGATGACCTCCCAGCTCCGCACTTCCTTGGCAATGTCGTCGATGAAACTGTTTCCTTTCAGCGCCTTGTAAGCCTTGTACTCGAGGAGGAAATTCTCCTTCTCATACTGACGGATCCTGTCTTCTTCCCTGTGCCGGTAATAGGTGCGCAGCATATCCGCGCGAAGCATGCACCGCTCGGCCTCACGGAGATCCCGGATTCCGAACAGCCATTCCCTCACCGGCTTCACGAGGATGGCGATAAAAGTAATAATGCCGGATATGTATCCGGCATACTGTGCGATAACTGAAAGCCAGTGCATGGCATTTCCCTCCATAAAGAAAGATGACCTGCTCAGAACGGCAAGTCATCCTCATATTCTTCCTCGACGCCGAAGTGCTTTCGGACAAGCACGAAGTCCTCGAGGGTTTTGTTTCTCAGAGCGTCACAGTCGCAGTGCTTCATGAGCCCGAGGTACGACGTGATCACGCTCTCGCAGTATTCCAGCGGCAGCTCCCCGGTGGAGTAATGCTCCATAACATAGCGGAGGTGCCGCTTCATATTCAGTGATGTGGATTTTCGGAGCGACGCCCGTCCCGGCCATACCATCCGGCCCACGAATTCCACGCCGGTACCGACAGGCACGACGGCGGTCTTCTGATTCAGCTGCAGACCGAGACGCTCCTGAAGGAAGTCGTCGATCTCCGCAATGGCCTCCCAGCAGTCCGTCTTCCCGGGCATCAGGATCATCATATCGTCCATGTACCTGATGTAATACGGGATCTGCAGGACGCGCTTGATATAGTGGTCGAGCGGCGTCAGCACCACGTTTGCCGTGGTCTGGGAAATCAGAGAGCCGACCTGCATTCCGAGTCCGCAGATGCGCTCCGCCGTAGTCACGTCGGTGCAGTCGAGCGGAAGGCCGAATGGCCTGCCGTCGCAGTGGATGGCCGTGTCGAGGAACCAGGTCATGCGCTCATCGTTGAGCGGCCTTGTCATCTCCCGCATCTGTACATCCACGGGAATCCGGAAGAAGAATTTGGTGATGTCCAGTTTCCCGACGTACCACTGCTCCGGCTTCCCGTCTACGATCTGCATCCAGTGCTGAAGCGTCTGCACGGCTTTGAGCTGGCCGCGCTCCGGGATGCTTCCGTAGGAGTGTTCGTACATGGACCGCTCGTAGATTGGCCACAGCACGAGGTACGCCGCGCAGTTCACCACCCGGTCGGAGAACGGCAGCGAGTGGATCAGGCGCATTTTCGGAAAGTATTCATAGAACGGCCGCGGCTGCCCGGGCGCGTACGTCCGCCACTGCAGGCGGTTGACGTCGTTGATGATGTTTTCCTCAAGGTTGGCAGAATAGGCCAGCACTTCTGGGCGATAGCGCTTATTGCGCCTCGCCAGCAGATAACCGTCATACATGTTGTCGAAGGTAGCAAACTCCTCGAAAACATGAGAGTGCTTTTCCATTCTGCCAAATCCTCTAAGCCGTCTCTGACAGGCGCCGTATGAGTTTGGACCTCATCGGAACGCCGGCCTTCCCGGCGAATATTTGCAGGCCACAGGCTGACCCGGGAAACAGTTCCCTTATGCCCGGTACTGGCCGTGTGCCCGTGAGCGCACGGCATGAGACTTTTGGGCATGAGCGGAGCGGAAACCGATGTTCGCGTTCGTGTTCGACCGATCGTTGTTGCCGTTCAGGTAGAACACCCCAGCATTGCCCGTGTTGTTCCAGTTGCCGCCGCAGTAGAAGGAGCTGCAACAATGAACTATTCCCCTTGCCGGCTTTTCTGACTGTTGACGGTCTTCAGCCATCCGCCAAGCATTCTTCCGATCTCCACCACCATATCCGACCAGTTCTGATACTTGTCCATCGAAATGAACCGCTGATTGTACGACAGCCGGATATAGGCCCGGAGCTTCGCTATCTCCACGTCCATCTCCTGCAGAGTGGTGCGCTTGTAATAGCGTTTCTGCGCCGTGATGGCGTAACCGAGAATCAGGTCCATGCAGCGCTTGATGTCGGTCGCCAGCGCGTATTTCTCGGACTTGGGGAACTGCCGCAGGGCGATATACGCATAATCCATCATGTCGAGGATCTTCTGCAACAGCATGAAGTCATTGGTGTTGCCTGTGACGTTTTCCATCTCCCATCCCCTCCGTCCGGGTGCGGAATATCATACCACGCTCGAACATTGGAAACAGGGAAACGGAATTTCCTTACGGAAAAGCGTAATTTTGTTTGTAAAAATTCCGCGCTTCGCGCGGAAAAAGTCGTATGCTCCGCTGCCGCGGAGCATAACAGGACACAGAGATTCAGCGATCAGGCTTCATAAAAAGCGGAGCGGAAACCGATGGGCGCGTACGTGTTCGACCGAACGCCGTTGCCGCCCAGGTAGAACACCCCAGCATTGCCCGAGCTGTTCCAGTAGCCGCCGCAGTAGAAGGAGCGTTCGGCGGCGCCGTTGTTGGCATACATATAGTCGCCGCTGTACGCGCCGCTGGTGTTGTCGTACTTGAACAGGCCGAGAGCCTGAAGGACGAGCTGAGCCGCCGCAGCAATGTTAGCGGAACAGGTCACGCTCTCGAAAGAGCAGTTTCTCGAACTGTCGGACGAGCTGCTGATGGTCGTATCCCACTGCCAATGGCTGCTGACGTAATCCAGCTTGATGGAGTTGGATGTGGTGCCGCTTCCGTCAGGGGTAATCAGAGCGCCGGTGGTGGCGTCGATAGCCTTCCACGCCGAGGAGGTCGCGGACTGATCGGCGTTCACCATGGCCGCGTCGTTGTTCGCGATGATCTGGAGCTCGCCCTTCACAAGCCGGATGCCTCCGACCCATTCACTGACGTTGCCGTTCAGATCCCATATGCCTGCAGGCGTTCCGTCATGGCTCCACGTTACAGGGCCGGTACCGGTGGCCACTCTCGCGACCTTACCGCTGTCATAGTACGTGGGGATCGCACGGTAGATGCTCTCACTGGAGTCCTTGCCGTAGCTGTTGTTTCCTTTCGGCTGGAAACCGTTCTTGAGACACCACAGGGCGATCATGGCCCACTCTGCGCGGGTCATGAGGTGCCATCCGGCGCCTTTGGCGGTGCAGGCGGCTCTGGCCGAGTCGAAATTGATGGATGCTTTCGGGTCCCTGCCGGGCAGCGAGTACGCCCTGCCGCCCTGAACGATGTTCTGGTATTTGGAGATCCATATGGCATCCTTGGTCACGCCGTTCACAATGAAGGCGGGATGGATGTCGGTGGAATCGCCGAGGCCCAGCTGGGCATAGGTCATCTTCGGGATCTTGACCATGACGGAGGGCATGCCCTTGTCGTCGAACAGCATCTCGTTGTTCGGCAGGATGCTCTGCAGCGCCAGATTGGCCAGATCGAAATTGTTCACAGCCATACTGCTACCTCACTCGTCGATGGCAAACAGGCTCAGCGTGACGGTGTCGAGGTCGAGAGCCACGGGCTGCTCATGCTCCACCATCTGGCCGTCCTCTTCCACGATGATGGTCTCATAGACCCGGGCGGGGATGTCGATCTGAGCGACATACCGTCTGCCGACCGCGGCGCCGATCACGAGGCAGTCGTCGCTGTCGGAGCAGATGTCGATGTGCACCGGCCAGTCCTGTTCGCGCTTGCTGAGCTTGATGCTCAGGTCGTCGTCAAAGGTGATGTTGGTCGTGCGGGTGTTCACCGAATAGGGAATTTTCTCACCCACATTCTTCTCGATGATAATCATTAGTTCATACCTCCCAGGATGACGTATTTGATGGTGACGCTGGTGGCCGAGCCGGTAAACTCGACCTTGAAGCCGTTTGTGAGCTTGTCGGAAACGATGATGTCTCCGACGTTCCCGTTGCTGGCCGTGACAACGATATCCACAGCGTAGTTCACGTTGTCCCGGGTGGTGATGGCGACCGTGGTCTGGCTGTCGTTGAACGGGAACGTGCCGGTGTTGGTCAGGGTCGCTGTGCCGGTGACGGGATTGGTTCGCGCCATCAGAGTGGCGTCGTCCCCCTGCAGGGCCTCGACGGCACCCTTGAGCGTGCCGATGTTGGACTGGATGTCGTTGACGTCCTTAGCCGTCAGCACTCTCGCGCAGACCGTCCCGATTGGCCAGATTGAGGCCGCACCCTCAACCGCCCGGGTCACGGTCAGTTCTCCTGCGGTGATAGCCGTCACCAGCACGGTCTCGGGAGCGTCGGTATCGAAGCCCAGAGTGAGCAGGTAAGGAGCTACCGCAGGGAGCACATCATCGTCAGAGATGTGCAGCGTGGTGTCTGCCGCTTCTGCGGCCGCAGTCAGCAGGACAGACGGAGAATTGGCCTGCGCTGCGTACATGGTGTTCAATGAAACGCTAATGATAACCACCTCCAAATGGTCAGTTCTTTCTCATACTGTTTATCTTCTCCGTCAGCGTGACATCCGCAGAGCCCGCCCGGTAAAGATACCTGTTGTCGCCCGATTTAATACGGATCATCGTGACCTTCCCGCTCGCGAGGATGTCCCGTATCCTGAACTGGAGCTCGTCGCCGAGAGCGTATTCCCTATCAGACCAAAATTCGATCTTGTGCTCGATAGTGTTGTCGGCCATGGCCTCTGTCGCTCCGTCGAGAAGCGGGGTTTCCGCATCCACGTCCACAAGCGCCCAGTCTCCGGCGATCCTCGGCGAGGGTGGCGTGGAGCTGACAGTACCGTTGGGATGCCAGTAGAATGTCCCGGTGCTCAGGATGGTGATGACATCGTCCTCCTTTTGCACTTGGCGGACCGTGGCCTTTACCACCAGCGAGCCGTTGTAGGACTGGCTCTTGATCTGATGGTGTGACGAGCTGAAGATCACATTGTGGGACGCAATCGACATGGTAGAGATCGTCAGAGACAGCTTTTCGTGATCGGGCGTCCATTCAAACTTCACTCCCGCATTGATCGCAGCGATCATGATATCGGTGAGCGAGTATGTTTCCTGCGCCTCTACCGGGAAAGTGAACGCTGTCGTATCCGCATTGCTCAGGCTCAGATACGGCATCGCGTACATGGCGTCCGACTGGGATTTATACTCGCTGTTCAGAACGGAATAGATGAACGTGCCATATTCTTCTGAGCCGTCGCCGGTGTACCAGAGTTGCCGGGTGAACGCCCGTTCGGGAGTAAGTACCGAGAACGTAGTCTTTCCCGACTTTGGGGAGCAGGACTTGATGAACAGCAGATGCCCGTCCAGGATCGCCCACTCGCCTGTGAAGTCTTTGGTTTCGCCGGCCACCGTGATGCTGCCTGTATCGGATCCTGCCGATTCTATGGGGACATCAAACTGCAGGGCGCTCAGCCGGGCGAGGTGCGTCCATGACGTCATAGACCGGATCCAAAGGTACATGGCTAACCTCCGATCTGCTTGACCACGCCGCCGACGTTCATGTAGGCCGCCTCGATCTGCTTGATCTGGCCGTCCACGTTCATGTATACGGCGTCGACCTGCTTCACGACTCCGTCAACATTCAGATAGATCGTGATGTCCCGCTTCCAGATTGCGTATAGGGTGAGGGCTGCATTGGTCGAGTATGTTTCCCCGGGCGCATAGCTCGCTCCGGTACCGTCCGCCTTCGTGTTCCACTCCACAAAGGTGTAGTATTTTCGGGTAAATCCGTTCTGCCTCAGCGTCAGGTCCTCACCATAGGTCTTGGTCTGGCTTGCCGTCGACCCGCCCGTGTTCCCGTTCCCGTTATAGGTTACGGACCATGTATTGATTCTCCATTTCGCGTAAAGGGTAATGGCAGCATTGGCGGTGTAGGAGGCGCCAGGAGCATAATCGGTCCCGGTCCCGTTCGCCTTTGTATTCCAGCATACGAAGGTGTATCCCGTCCGGGTGAATCCGTTGTTTCTGAGCGTGATCGCCTGATCGTAATTCTTCGTCTGGCCGGATGTTGAGCCGGACGTCGAGCCGTTGCCGTTATAGGAAATAGCGTAGGTAGTAACATAGGCAGGCCCGGTAGCGGTCGTGTCGATATATGTTTTGTGAGAAAACGGAGTGGTGCTGCTTGCAGCGCCGGATTTGACGTTCACGGTGGCCCCGGAATTGAGTGTGCCTACCCAGTACCGTGTTGCGCACCAGCCGACGTTGACCTTGCTGTTCCCAACGGAGTAGCTTGAATAGTCGGGAGGATTGTAGTCTCCGTAGGAGCCGTTGGTCGCGCTTGCCGTAAACCGAATGGATACCTGATTCTCAGACAGCCGGGCGATGTCAATGGTGGCGGTCACCGTGTAGTGGTTCATCGTAATTGTGACCTGTTTGACCCGGCTGTAACTTGAGCCGCTGGGCAAAGACGGTGCGTTTGATTGCCAGCCCATTTATTTCGCCCCCTTACGCCTCGTATTTCAGATAGATTTCTCCGGGCGAGATATCATCGGTCGTCGGGACAGCGGTCCCGGATTTGATGAGGGCATACTGTACCGAGTCGAGCAGGGACGCGATCGTGATACCGGACGCGCTGCACGACACGATGGCGAGTGCGACTTCGTACCTCGTGTCGACGCCCCCGTTGATATCCTCCTGCGTCAGCGCCGCGAACCCCGACTGGCTGTTGGCGGTGTCGACGCGGATGCTGACCTGCGTGAAAGCCTCGGTGGTGGCCGTGCCGGTCAGGTCGATGACCAGCGTAATCCTCGCATAGCCCGATGTGGCGGATACGGAAACGGCGAGATCTGCGTCGTTGCCGATCAGCCTGCCGGCCGCCATGATGACGCCGCGCCCGATAGTCAGCACCGAACCCGAAGCGGACATGGCGCAGCCGCGCACGATGCCGTCTGCGAACAGTTTCTGCTGCATGGCCCCGTCGTCCAGACACGGAACAAGCTGGTCTTTGAATGTGACTCCGTAGAGGGACATATTTCTGCCTCCTTACACCGTTCGGTAGTAATACAGGACCTTGACGCTCGCCTCGCCGCTGATGGCGATACCTGTAATGCTCAGATCGCAGGTCTCGGTCAGAGGCAGGAAGAAGAACGGATCTGTGTCAAGGTCGATTTCGTTGTCCAGATCCTCTGTCACGCCGCCCGAGAGCAGGCGGACATAGGCGTTGTTTTTCGCACTGGAGTATTCCAGCACGTCCCCGGCGTGCAGCACCTTGTCGATCTGGCAGCGGCCGTAGACCGTGCCGGTCGACATGCCGGTAAGTGTGATAAGCGGCGTATTGATTGCGCCTTCAAACACGATCTGCAGAGCCGCGGGGATGTCGCCTGCCGGGGAGAGAGTTGCTGAATAGTTGGCACTGTGTGAGCGGACATAGCGGTCCGTATCGTACCGCCAGCTGTAACGCATAGCGTCCGAAAGCACCGGCGCCAGATCTACGCTCAGGGAGCTGGGAAGGTACCAGGGAGTCAGCGGGAGAAACTCGGTCTGGCATGTCAGCCATCCGGTCCGGGCCTTTTCCGTTTTCTTGAGATAGCTCAGCGACACGTCCCTGTAATACTCTACGGACCCGATCGGGCAGTACACCAGCGTGAGACCATTCCCCGCAGCGGAGATGAACCGTGCGAGGGACTGAAACTGCGAATAGGCATTTGCCTTGTTCGTGAAGTTGATCTTCATCCCCACAGGTGTCTGCGGCTCGTTTTCGTTTGACAGGAGCTTGAAAAAACCCCCCGTCAAATCTCCGAATACCGGTGAAAGGTCCGAGCCGAGCCCGGTGGGATCTGTGGCCAGCACATTGTTCAAGCCGTTGAGGTCGACGCGCGTGCCGGCAGCGTTCTGCAGATAAAACTTTCTGTATCCAGCCATCAGATCACCATCCCTCCCAGCTCCTCATTCAGCACCTGCACGATTTCGTTCATCTGGCTGTCCGTCATCTCGTTCACATAGAAGTTGTTCGTGATTTCGGCCTTGTTATTATGTACCGATTCGTCCCTGCTCTGGCCGAAGCCGGCAGCCAGCAGAGCAGTGATGTCGGGTATGCCGTCCTGCGACGCCTTGATCGCGTCTATCATGTCCTGCGTGTCGAAGCCGAGCGCCGCATTAACAACGTCCTGTGTGGCGTCTACGACCTCTTCCTTCTTCTTGGTAATGCCGACTACCATGCCTTCGCCGACATCGGAAAAGATCTTCTCGGTTTTCTTCGAGGGAGAATGAACGTCGGCCGCGGCCTTCGCCGCTTCAATGGCCTTGAGGACCACGCGGGTAACTGCGGAATACAGGATGCCGCCTCCGCCTTCGACGCCTGCCGCCATACCGGCGACCATCTGATAGCCGATAGACTGCATCTGCCCGCTCATGGCCCCTGCGATCTCGACAACCGCCGCGCGTGTCTCAGACATGATCCTCGATGCTTCGGCGGTCAGCCGTCCGAACTGCGCGGTGAATCCTGTTACCGCATTGGTTGCGCCGGTTTCCACTGTCGTGGTGATCGCTTGGCCCATGGCTTCGGCCGCGGAGGTCGCAGATTCCTCGGATGCCGAGATGCCTTCGCCAAGACCTTCGCCCACACCTTCGCCGATCTGCTCCATCACCACGGACGGAGAGTGCGACTGCAGTGTGCTGCGCACCGATTCGATTACGCCTTCGGCCATGGCGGTCGAAGACTCAGATGCTTGTCCGGAGCTGCTTGCTATGCCGCTGGCAAGTCCTTCTCCGACGCCGGAGCCGATCGTCTCGAACTGGAGGCCCACGCCGTCGAAAGCCGTGTTCACGGCCTCGAGGAACGGGCCGAAGTCTACGTCTTCCCCTGCGCCCTGGATGGACTCGACCATAGACTGGTACTGAGTCGCGATGTTCTCAAGGTTGCCGCTCAGGTCTGTCTCCAAACCCGCAAACAGAGTGGCGAGAGATTCTTTCTGCTCGCTCACTTTCCCCATGCTCTCGATGATCCGGGCGATCTCCTCGTCCGAGGCTTTGGACAGTCCGGCCAGCGCCGCAGCGCTCTCGGTAGACCCGTCCGTGAAGTTCTTCGCAAACTCCTCCACGCCGTCGATGTTTCTTCCGAGAAGATTCTGCAGGTTGTCGCTGTAATTGGTGAAGTAGGTGACCTGGGAATCGACCGCGGTCTGCAGGTCTTTGGCGCTGGTGGACGCCTTGTTGTCCATCTTCTCCCAGAGCCCGACCTGCCCGTCGAGGCTTTCCAGCGCGGAGTCGTATGCCTCTTTGTATTTCTTGGCCAGATCTTCGAGCTCCTGCTTAACAGAAGCCGCGGCCGTCTCTGCGGCGCTGGCATTGGTCTGCGCGGCGCCGCTGAGATTGGCTGTCGCTGTGGTCAGATCCTTGATTGTGGCCTCGTTTTCCTCGTTCGCCGCCTGCAGCGAGGCTTGTGCCTCTTCTAACGCGGCCACATCCTGGGCAGCCTGCGTGACAGCCTCGATGTACGGCGCCATGGCCTGCGTATACAGGTCAAATGCGAGGTATTTCTGAATGCCCCATTCCGCATCGGCGGCGGCATATTCTTCCTGAGCCTTGGCAAGTGCTTCCTGCGCCGCAGCCAGCTCGGAAGATATCTGCGTGGTCTGGGTGGCGAATTCCTGCCGAAGTGAGATAGCGTCCTGAAGCGCCTGCTGATTGGCGAGAACCGTCTGATGGTCGATTTCAGCCTGAACCAGATTTTGCAGTTCGTCGGTGGCGACATTCAGAGAATCGGCATACTGGTCATAGGACAGGTCCAGCCCCGGGAGCGCCTTGTTGAGCAGCTGCACATAGGCGAGGATCTCGGCCTTGTCTTCTGCGGACTTGCTTTCGATCAGGGACAGCGCGATCAGCTGCTCGAGGTAGGCGTTGCACTTTCCGCTGAGTCCGCCCAGCTCCGAGCTCGTGTCAGCGAAGCTCTGGGACATTTCCTTCTGCCTGCTTACAAGGGCAGAGGCGTTTCCGGTCAGCTCGCCGATCATGGTTTTGTTGGCCTCGAACTCCATCGTGGCCTTTTCGATCTGCGCCGCCAGCCGTCCTGCTTCCTCGGAGTTCGCTCCGTACTGTGCGCACGCCTTTTCATATTCCGCGGTCAGTGCGGAGATCTCGCTGGCCTGCTCCTGCGAAGCGTATGATAGTTTTTCGCCCGAGTCCGCAGTGGAATCCATAGTCAGCGTGAGTACGGTCAGCGCGGCGATAACTGCGGTAATGGCTGCGGCGGCGAGAAGATACGGGTTCGCGGACATGGCCGCATTGAGCGCCGTGATGGCGGGGATGACCACCTTTGTGATGGCGGCGTACCCGGCGAGGACGGCCATGAACGCGGTCATGGCGACTACGACAGCGGTGATGGACGGAGCGAGCCAGTCGTTGGCCTCAACAAATTCCGTCGCCCAGTTGACGATGTCTGTGCCCTTTTCGGCGAGGTTGCCGATTGCTGGCGTCAGCTGATCGCCCACGGCGATCTTGAGATTCGTCACACTGTTCGAGAGCATCGCGGTTTTGGCCTCGGTGGTCTCGTACATGATGCCGGCCTTCTCAGCAAGGGCGCTGTTTGACGCCCACGCTTCATTGCCGAGCGCGACGGTGCGACTCAGAAGATCTCCGGCAGAGGCGAGGCCGAGGATAGCCTTCGTCTGTCGGACGTTGGTGATTCCGAGTTCTTCCAGCAGGACGATGGCGCTCTTGCCGTTCCGCTCTGTATCGTTCAGACCCTGGATGAAGGCGTTCAGAGCACCCACGGCATCCTCTGCCCACGCGGTCTTGAACTCGGATGCGGTCATACCTGCAACCGAGGCGAACTCTTCAAGGTTCTTCCCGGTTTCTGTGGCCTTGTAGAGCGTGGAGATCAGCGTGGACATGGACGTGGCGCCGGACGCGCTCTCAATGCCGAGAGATCCGACAGCCGCGGCAATGGCCATGATGTCCGTCTCGCTCATTCCGGCGATGCTCGCGGCAGCGGCCATGCCCTGGCCCATCTCGACCACCCGGGAGGCAGTCGTTGCGGTGGA